CAATTTTTTCCATGTAAGCCGGATCGACATTTAGATCATAGGAAACTTTAGCATTCTTATTTAGCTCAAATTGTTCCAAACCTTTCTGAAGAAGTTCATTCTCCGCATTGTCTATATATGTTTTCGGCATTACAATATCCAGTAATACATATTCATCACCGACAGCAAATTGAAAAGCAGTTGACGCTTCATCCGGGAAACTTTGCCCCTGATCGTTTTTGAAAGGAATTATTTCAAAACTTTTTGTTGAGTGATTATATCCTCCTTTTTTTATTTCAAATTCATATCCTGCCAGATTACCAGTATTAAAATGGACCTTGGCAGATGTTCCAGCAATTAAATACTTGGTCGTTACCCCGTCGGCTTCCTTCTCGTTCAGATCGAAATCCATGGTGGAGTCCGAGAACTTAAATTTGGTATCACCTAAAGAAGTTATCTCTCCGGTCCTTTTTGGATAGATTTCATCAAAAGTAATCGAACCCTCTTTTAATCCAAACGCAGCAATTGACCCGGCATCTTCCAAATAATCTGCACCTGGTAATTTTAATCTTTTGCTAAAATTGCGGTATTCGTTTGGGATATTGTTCGTTCCGCCAAAAACATAAAGCCGGTTCACAATGTCGTTATCATCAACATTATTGCGGGATAGTGAGTATAACCCCTTACCTTTTCCATACTCGAATTTTAACGGCACTTTCTTGCCGTAATCTCCGGTATGAATAAAGTATTTACCATTTTCATACTTAATCCAAAAATCAGTCTTGAATTCGTTGCAGATCTTCTGCATAGCTGAAAGACAAGTATCATCACCGAAAGTGATGGTTTTCGTTTCACCGTTTACAAAGTTTCCAAGCTCCCAATTAGCAGAAAAACGCTTCATATTGTTTTTTAAAGCAAGTAGGAAAACTTCGATGTTTCCAATCAAAGGAAATTCCAAATCAGGACCGAATCCTGTCGCATCAGCATTAAAGTACTTGCATCGCTGCATATCGAACATTAACCCCTGAGCGGTAATATTATACTCATATGAGGAATTACTATTCTTCACCAATGCCGGCAACGTATTTATACGATAAACTGAATCGAACAGCACGAAATAATCATTGATAAGAATATCCAGTTTTTCCCTAGAATTTAGTTTGATCGAAACCGCATCATCAGAAAGCATAACCCGGTTAAGTGTTGCAGACTCCACAGAACGTTTCCCTCGCTCAATCAAATTGAACAAAGGAGATCCGTTTCTGTATAGTGTTATGTTATTCATTAATTAAGAATATTATTTTGCGGAAAATCAAATCTTATTCTGTTGTCGTAGGCAAATTTGCAGATTGCCTCAATCATTTCTTTTCCCTCTACCGAAGACTCTCGACCCTCATGGTAGAACATTTCGAATATATTCTTCGTATTGTAATTATTACTTTCTGTTTTAAGCATAGCAATAACGGCCGTCGAATTTACTAAATCCAATCTTGGTGATGTTCTAACGTAATAGAATCCTATTTCATAATTATAATAATCATCCCCGTTTCTCAATGCAGTTTGCTCAGATGTAATTAAGCCGGAATCATCTGTCCGAGTGTCGTCCGCTGCCAATACACCAACCAAACCATATTTTTTTAACTCTGTATGTAAAGTCTTACTTCCTTTGAATTTTGAAAATCTTGGCATATTGTCAATTGTGGAATATCCCGCAAAACGGTTTATCTCATTTATGATTCGGGTGTAATGTTCTACACCATCAGTTAGCGAAATAGTCGTGTAGTCTGTAGCATCATCAACACCGTGAAACCCAATCTTTAACCAGTGAGAATTCGCTATGAATTCAGCCTTCCAAGTTGTAGGCATTTGACTTAAATTAAATGTATTTGATGAATTCTGATAAAACGCAAATAAAGAGAAACAAGCACCATACTTATCATGCATTTCCTTGTAAACAGCAAGCCTGGCGTTGGCAAAGATCGATGCTGGATTATTGATTGATAATTCTCTAAACACATTTATAGAGTCGTCAACTGAAATATGTAAATAAGGAGATCTTCTCTTTTTAAGCTTGACCTGGTCAGCCTGCCAATATTGAGTATTGTCCCTAAACCCTACAATTCCTTTAAGAATCCCGCTTAAAGATCCCTGTGCTTGCAAATCTATACTGCCAACAAAAACATTGTTTAGATAGGCATTGATATTTAATCCACTTCTGAATAATCTTAATTTATCACCTACTTTAAGGATGGTGGCTGTTCCAATTGATAAAGTACCTACACTCGTAACACCGTACCTGCTCATGACATATACATCAAAAACAGAACTTGAAGCCGCTGTTTTTATCAATTGAAAACATGCATTTGCATCACCAAACCCTATCGGTAGTGAATTTGTACGTAATAAGAGTTCTTACTACGTTAAATCCGAAACCGATTTCAGGTGTAATTTTTAAAGATCTTTCTACGGTAACATTTCCGATAGGCGGATTGTAGTTTCCGTCGGCATCTTTTGACCCAGCTCCAACCTCTACCAGGGTATCAGCATCCGGATTAGCAACATCAAAATCAAAAGACATTGCTCCTTTGGTTGTTCTTGTGAAAATAGGCTCATCATACTCCTCAACATTGAAGTCAGTAGTGGTACCGTCTTCCATATTGATCTTTAATGTTCCCAGCATGGTTTCCCCTAATTTTTTAAAGACGGTGCCCATTCCCCCGTCTGATGCAACTGGTGCTAATTCAATTTTCGCTACACCATTGTTAATCTGTCCTGCCATTTTATTGAATTTTAATTATTATTAAATGCGTTTAATTTTAGTCTGAAATTGATATAGCAATCCTTGTCATCCATAATGGTTTGCTCAAACTCTATATCAACATTGTATTTATCAGTGAATTTTCTCTCCAGAATTGGTTTTATTTTGTCAGAAACAGCTTGTAACCGAATTTCGTTTGGAACGTTTTGATCTATAGCGTTTATCTTAACTTTCAAATAGGGAACATAGCAATTGACATTAAATGCACCAGTCTGAAAGAAAGTACTATTAAGAGTTATAGCGTTTACTACAATGTCTTCTTTGGTGCTGCCGGCCGGTCTAAAGTCTTTGTATAGATCGCCTGTGATAATAGAACCAACGCCTCCATTTTTCAACTCATTATAAATCCACTGTTTGGCTTCTATTACTGAATTTCTCACCGTATACTATTTAGAAATTGTTGGAGTTTTAATTTTGCTTTAAGTTCAGCACTGGTAAGGACATTGCGCCCTCTACTTTCAACGGTTGAAGCGTAGTTCATTCCAGCAACAATAACCAATGCTATTTCCGGAAGTGCTTTAGCAATATCAATCGCGAGATCATACCCTATTTTCTTACCGTCTTTCGTTGCCGGTTGCGGGCCTTGTACTTTTTCAAAGTCTTGACCAACAATACTACCATTCAGAGTGATAACATATCCGATAGACGATCTCAGGTTTCCGGTGACGTCTTGCCAGTCGTTCTGTTTAGCGTAAGACCTAGCCTCGTTTACTGCATCTTCACCGACCACCCTCATAATTCGAATGATGTTCTGAATTTTAGCATCCAGAGCATTATTGAGATACTGGTTTAAACCCGGCATGTTAAAGTTTGCTCTTACACCCATATTCTACTATGAAATTGATCGTACTTAACTCGCAAAACCTCTCCTTTTAACCTTGTTTCTCCTTTTAATCCTATGACCCTTATACTCGAACCGACATCAATAGGTTTAAGCTTTTTAGGGCATTGAATCAGCCAGGTATATTCATACTTAATCTGATCATTAGAAATTGTCTTGGTACTAGAAAGGCTATCCTCATCACGACATTTGCCGAAGTCCTGCCATTCTGAAGTTCCAGGAATCCAGTTTCCGTTTTCGTCTTTTATAGCATCTGTTTTCACAAATACTTCTAGTTTATATGGATATTGAATTGCCATTTACCAAAGATTTGATCGATCACGAATTTTGTTTCTTTCCAAATTGTTTGGAAGTCCTATCTGGTCAGCTATCATACGGTAATATGCAAGCATTGCATCTTTATCATATTCTATTGTAAACTGTCCTTCAGAAACTCTTTTTGGAGACAATAAAAGCTTAGGGATTAAATTGTAAAACAGCGTATTAGTTTTTACTTCTAATTCGGGTTCGTATTCAGAGTCGCCATTCAATCCTACATTAATCAATTCTGCATCAATAAGCGAATCGGAAACTTCAACCGACCATAACTCAAGATTTGCTGACAAATAATCCCTAACTTTCATTTATTACTTTTTAGCTGTTTTCGCAGCAGTTTCTACAGTTACTTCTTCATTTCCTGCTTCTTCCTGTAATTCTCCTTCATCTTCAATATCTTTTGATTGTAGATCCAAAGAATTCAAACTCATTCTGCCAGCTGATCCACCTGTTAATTTTAAGTGATAAACAGCATCAATTGCAGTAATTGAAGGAATAGCCAACAGCTCACCTCTTGTAAATTCATTGAAAGGTTCAGTTTTAGACCATTTTGCAATCTTCACCTTGTCAACATTTGCATATGAATGGCCGCTAACCTTTGTTAGATCACCCTCTACAACTAAAGCGTTTTTAACTTTACCAAGTTCACCTTGAGGAACAAAAACAATTACATCGTCAGCGAAAGCTCTAAAAGATCTGGTAATTCCATCCTCCTCAATGTTAAATAGTGAAGTTTGCAATTCGATTGGAGGAAGCCCATTAGATTTCAAATACTCATTTAAGTTGTCCTGAGTAACTAGGACTGGAACTCTTCCAACTGTGCCTTTAAAAATATTTTGAATTTCAGCACTGTTTTTTAATTTGTTGAAAGTGGCTCTAGTCATGATAATCTTTTCAAAACCATCATTTCCTTTGCTTTGTGCGGCATCTATTACCGCTTCCATATCTGCCAATGGCGTAGCCGTTGGATCAGACCAGTCTTTTGAAGTTTCAATTACATTCTCAGTTGGAAGCCCCACGGGAATTTCTCCATATGCTACGCCATCCGGGTTTCCGGTTGCTGAAAGATCAATCATACCAGTGGATAATGCTTGCAAGAACATGACATCTAATCTACCAGTACAGCCATTTGCAGCAAATTCAATATCGTTAAAAATCAGATCAATGATTTGCTTTTTCTTCGAGTCATCATCAACATTTCCCATATTCTGCAGAGTTACATAATCCCTGTAATCTGACTTTTTCATGATATACTTATGGGAAATTGTCGGAATATCTCCTTCAAATGATGCCAACCCCGATCTACTTCTTACCGGAGATACTGAATCTTCGCCAACTACAGATGCAAGAGTATCTAATTTACTTTTCCCGATAACGTCTTTAAATGACAGCCCAACTTGAGGTATTCCCCAGCTTAAATATTTGGAAAACTCTCTTGTTTTGAATTTATCCATTCTCTTATCAATGATAAGTTGCAATGCTTCACTAGTTGCGTACTTACCAAAAATTGATGCTACTAATTCGCTCATACTTCATTAATTATTTAGATTGTGAGAAAATGATTTGAGGCATTTTTGCTTTTAAAGCATCTGTAAGAGCCGGAATTCTTCTAGCATAAACAGTTCCTCTTAAAACAATATCAACAGAAGTATTATCGTCAATAACAACATCTTCATATAGTAACCCTTTAGGGTTTACGGAGTCCGGTTTTGCAAGTCTTGTAGCTTCATCATATGAAAAAGCCGTCCCTGCAACAATTTTATCTCCTTTTGTAAGTCCGGTAACATCTAAAGCGAATCCACCTAAAGCGGTTTCCAAAACGTGAGCAAAGATTGTTTTATCCCCTGCTACTTCCGTTCTCTTAAATCCTAATTTGCTCATTTTTTGTCTGTTTGTTTTTAAGCTAACCTTTCAATGTCTTTCAACGCTTGGCCCTGCTGTTCCATTCCTCCGGTTCCGATAGGTGGATTACCTCCTTTAGCCCCTTCAGTTGCAAAAGCCTGTTTGAAATCCTCAAATTCAGCCTCCATGGACTTCACTGTATCTTCTTCAGAATATCCCTCCCCATAGTCTACAGTTGTAAGGAATTTGTTGTAATACTTTTCCGGAATGTTTTTCGCGGCAAGTGCCTTTACAAGGTTTCCCTTTTTGTCGTCGGTAGCTGTTTTGGTTACTAGTTGCTGAACAGTTCCAAGAAGTTTTTCAAACTTTTCCTCAAGAGTAGAATCCTTTTTTTCTTCGGTTTCTTTTTTCTCTTCAGACTTTTTCTTCTCGTCAGCAGGCTTTTGTCTTGCTTTATCCAAGCTTGATTGAATAGATTTTAATAATCCCCCTACACCATCGACTACTCCATCAATAGTTTCATCAGTTGGGCTTCCGGTTAAAATTAAATCTGCTTGCGACCCTAAAATTTCGTCACCAAGACCCAAGTTTGCATACTTGTTTCTCAGCTTTTCAATTATAGTTTCTCTTGTCATATTAAAAGGTTTATTATTAATTACCGTAAATTTCGTCCGTAAATCGTTTATTTTCAATAGCATTTGTTGGTTTTACACACGATATTTCGTAATTTTACTATTATAACCACGGTATTATTTTTATGAGGGGAGATTTGGGAAGTATGAGAACGTCGGATATGACACTTAATGAACTTTTGGTAGCTTTTAATAGGTTGACCATGGTTCAAAAAATCACAATGGATTTATCGGAGTTTTGCGAGGTAACAGGAAAGGGACAAAAAGAAGTCTATGCGCTTCTACGTTGTCAATACTATCCTGATGAATTGATCATAGGAGGCTATGAAGGAAGGAGAAG